GGCCTGAAGTGGGCGGAGAAGCTCGCCGCTGCCGACGAGCGTGCGATGGCGCGCTCGCTGAAAACGCGAGAGCAGCGCGTCGCGGATGTGCTGAAGCTCACGGACGGCCTGGTCGACCACTTCACGTCCGAGGCGGCTTCGCCGGCCAAGCTGGAGGCGGCGACGTTCCTCGACGTGGAGCGGATGGTGAAGCTGAGCGAGCTGCTGATCGGGAAGGCGACGGACCGGATTTCGATTCCGGAGACGACGGCGCTTCTGCAGCAGGGGTTCGCGCTTGTGCTGCGGGTGGCGCTTATGGACGCTCCGGTGGCGGAGCGGGTGTTGGCGGCGCAGGCGGGGATCCGCGAGCTCGTGGCTGGCATCGACAACGACGAAGGAGGCGAGACGACGTGACGCTCTTCGATCGCTTTATCGACCGAGGCGGGTTCCCGCGTGCCGGGCTAGCGAACGGAGTGCGCATGGCCGACTCGTTCCGTCCGAAGAAGGTCTGGTACCAGCGACGGTTTCTGATCGTCTGCGCGAACTGCGACTCACGCTTCGAGACGCACTGCCAGATCCATCTCGCCTACCACTGCCCCGGGAAGTGCGACCGGTGACCTTGCACGCCTCCGAGATCCTGGCCGGCCTCCCTCCCGTCCTGACCGGCCGCCTCGAGTTCTGCGCGTGCGGCCACGTCCCGGGCGATCACGTTGCAGGCCGCGGCTGCCAGCACGTCAACAAACCGTCCAAACGCTTCTCGGCGAGCGCGCGCTGCCACTGCTCGCGCTTCGCCGTCCACCCCGAGCTCGCGGACGCGGAGGTGTTCCTGACGAAGCAGATGAACCACGTCGTGCGCAAGCAGGGGCTCTCGCTCGAACAGGTTGAGCGCGACGAGCTTCTGCAGGTGATGCGGATCTCGCTATGGCGTGCGTCGGCCAAGTTCGACTCGCGCTCGCACATCCGCTTCGGCAGCTTCGCGAGCTACGAGCTGTACCAGGACGCGATCGACGAGATGCGCCACTCGCGGATGTTCGGCCGACAAGGCCAGTACCGTTTGCAGCCACTTGTCGCACACGACGAAGACGACTCCTGGTTCATCGACCCCGTCGACCCACTCGAAAACGACGAGACCCCTGCGGCGCGACTTCGAGCGGATCGACTGGACCGCACTATCCCCGAGCTCGTTGTCGACCCTCCGGACCCTTGGGACATTGATGCTCGATGGGCATTCACAGACCGAGATCGCGAAGCGCTCCGGACTGTCGTCGTCGGTGGTCGCGGCTCGCGTGAAGGCACTGCGCATAGAGCTCGCGGCACAGCTTGGGCTGACGGTCTAACCGCTCTCATCTCAACCAAGGAGGCCGCATGAGCACCACGCCGGTTAAACGACGCACGTTCTCACCCGAGTTCGCGGGCAAGGTGACCGTCGACCGCACAAGCCTGCAGATGAGCGACACGCTCGCTTTCGACGAGTGGTTGCAGCTTGGCCGGCAGTTGACCGAGGTTGGCGACTCGATGGCGTGGTGGGTCGGCGACTGGATCGAGCAGGGCACCGTCGCCTACGGCGCCAAGTACGAGGCTGGGCTCGCGGTGATGGGGCTCGCGGAGTCGACGCTGAAAAGCTACGCCTACCTGTCGCGGCGGTTTACGACGTTCCGACGTCGGAACCTTTCGTGGGGACATCACGAGGTCGTGGCCGCTCTCGTCGAGGCGGAGCAGGACGCGTTCCTCGACTCGGCCGAGAAGCACGCGTGGTCGGTTCGCGATCTCCGCGACGCCGTGCGGGACTCGCGCGCGTTGCCCGTCTTCGATGAGACGCGGATCACGCTCGAGCAGCTGAAGCTCGTCGTCCCGCACGACACGGCGGAGCGGTGGAAGACCGCTGCCGACCGTGCAGGGCTCGCGTTCCCGGAGTGGTGCGCGAAGACGCTCGACGCGGCTGCCGCGTGAACGTAGATCCAAACCTGTGTGCTGACTGCGGCGTCGACACCGCGCCTTGTTCGGGGAAGCGCGGCTGTCGGCACAAGGGCCGATGGGAGCACTACATGGTCACGAACGATGTGTGGGCCGAAGCTGGCATGACCACCGGCTACCTCTGCATCGGCTGTCTCGAAGCTCGCCTCGGCCGCACGCTGGTCGCGGCGGACTTCACGAGAGTGCCGATCAACGAGCCCGGCAATCCTTGGAACACCGCGCGCCTCGATGACCGGCTTGCTGACGTGCCCCGGACTCCCTGGCCCGCACGAACCTAGACCATGAGCGTCCGTGTCTGTCCGCACCCGGAGAAGCGCTGGTACGCGACGAAGAGCCGCGCGAAGCTCGCGCTCCGGCGGCAGCACAGCAGCATCGACTCGCGCGACACGATCCACGCGTACCGCTGCCTCTGCGGCGGCTTCCACCTCGGCCACAAGCTCGGGTATCGCGGCCACAAGCTGCGAGTGGCGGCGTGATGCCGCGTTGGGCTGTCCTCGCACGCTGCGGCTGCATCGTGCTCGGCTACGACGGCGACGACGTGGACGCGATCTGCGACGACATCTGGGACAGCGACATCTTCCTCGATCGTCACGGGATCCTCTGCCCGCTGCACGGTCGCGCGCTCCCGACCGCGACGGTGCGTCTCGGCTCCGGCGCGTGCATCGTTCCCGTGGGCTACGACCGGTGAGCGCGACCATGACGGCAGCCGAGACGCACGCCAAGGCGCTCCTCCGCAGCGAAGAGCTGTCCGCGTGGCACGAGTACCTCACAGCGACCCGGCATCAGCCGGAGGCCCGCTACGACGAGGTCGAGCCGTGGGCGTGGGCGCGACTGCGCGCGAGGTTGCGTGCGGTGACGGCGCGCAGGCACCGGCTCGCGAGGACAGCGGCGTGAGCGGCGGCATCGACTTCGCGGCCGACACCGCACTGCCGGACTGGCCGCTCGCCGAAGAGACCGGCGTCGGCTTCTGCCAGGACGAGACGCTCGCCTTGGGGATCGCCGACCGGCCGATCCTGCGAGACGAGTGAGCGCGCTCGCGCAGGCCGCCGGCGCTGCGGCGCGCGAGCTCGAGCTCCAGTTCGCACGCGCAGAGCAGCGCGACATCGAGCTGACCGAAGCCGAACGCTGGGCCCGCGACCCGGTCGGCTGGATCAACGAGCACGTCTGGATCGCCTCCGTGTTCGGCTCGGACGGGATCCGCGCCCGCGTCCGGCAGGTGCGGATGCGTCTGTTCCCCGGCCAGGTCGAGACGATCGCGGCCTGGATCGACCTGGCCCACCTCGAAGTGACGGGTGAGCTGCGGTTCCGCAACTTCGACGCCGAGAAGAGCCGGCAGATCGGCGAGACGTGGGGCTTCGCCGCGACGATCACCTGGATCATGCACTACCACCGCGGCAGCGTCGGCGGCTGCCTGCACCGCGTCGGCGCCGAGATCGACGACGGCGGCGAACGCAACACGATCAAGAGCCTGTTCGGGAAGATCCGCTACATCGACCAGCGCCTCGACCGGGCGCGCATCCCCGGCCTCGGCACGCTCCGCTTCTGGCCCGTCTCGAACCAGGGGCCCGCGAAGATCGAGAACCTCGCGAACGGCGCCGTCGTGTACGGGGAAGGCCAGAAGGACGACCCGTTCCGCGGCATGACCTTGGACTACTTCTTCGGGGACGAGTTCGCGTTCGTCCAGCACGGCGAGTCCGTGCACGCGGCCGTCGATGACGCGTGCCCGGAGGGGAAGGCATACGTCTCGACGGTGCAGGGCGACGACAACGTGCACGCCCGGATCGCGGACGAGCAGCCGGAAGGGTGGACGTATCTGCGGCTGCACTGGTCGGCGCACCCGGTCTACCAGGTTGGCCTACACACGGCGGCCGCGTTGGAGCGGGACGAGCGCGGCAAGGTCGTCGGTGTCGCCGACCCGGGCGAGGACGGTTGCGCGCTCTGCGCCGGCGTGCTCGCAGGCCTCGACTGGACGCCGCGCGAGCCCAGGGCGCACCGCTACCCCGGCAAGCTCGCCTCCCCCTGGTACGACGAACGCGTGATCGGCAAGACCGACGAGCAGGTCGCGCGCGAGCTCGACATCGACCGCGAAGGCGCCCTCGGCGGCCGCGTGTTCACGGAGTTCCAGACCGAGCGGCATGTCGTCGCAGCCGGCATCCCCTACGACTCGGCGTTCCCGATCGAGCTCGCCTGGGACTTCGGCCTCGACTGCACGAGCGTCGTCGTGCTGCAGGATGCGCCGCACGAGCTGCGCGCGATCGCGCTGCTTGAGATGGGCGACCTGTTCGGCACGACCGCGGTGCCGCACCTCGTCGCGGCGGCGCTGCGCGAGCTGCTCGTCGAGTTGGGTGTGCAGGCGCGGCACACGACGCCGATGTGGACGAAGCAGATGCAGGGGATCGGCGACCCCGCCGGCGACGGTCGCAGCACGCAGACCGGGATCTCCGACATTCAGGAGTACGCGAAGCAGGGCTTCTCGATCACGACGCCGCCGAGGCGGCTGACGATGCGTGTGGAGACGTCGATCACGGCGGTGAAGCGGCTGCTGCTCGGGACGCCGAAGCCGCTGCAGATCTGCGGCGTGAAGGCCGAGGTGCTCGCGCGGCGATTGCGGAACAACACCTGGCCGGTCGACCCGATCACGCAGAAGCGGAGGAAGGGCGCGACCCGGCCGCTCGATGACATCCACAACCACACCGCACGCGCTCTGGCGTATTTCGTGGTGGCGAAGTTCCCGCCGCCGGTCGAGTACGACGCCGACCTCGCGGGCGCGGTGGGCGCGGAGACGGTCGACGACAGCTTCGACCGGCGCAGCCGCCGTGGCGTCAACTCGTCGCTCTCGTACGGGATGAAGTTCTAGCCGCTCGCCGTGGGACGAACCTAGACCGTGAAGCTCGGCCCGCTCGATCTGACCCGTCGCCGCTCGCTCGCGGCCGACCCGGCACCGCCCGGCGGCGAGCTCGGCGTCGACTCCGACCACTGGTTGAACCGCTGGGCCGGCGGCGGACCCGACCCGAACGTCATCCTGACCGGCTCCCAGAAGTTCGCGGTCTACGACGAGATGGCGCTCTCCGATGCGACCTGCAAGGCGCTGCTGTGGATGATCAAGCTGCCGTTGCAGGGCGCGATCTGGGACGCCGAACCCGCGAGCGAAGACCCGATCGACCTGCTGATCGCGAACGCTGTCCGTTGGAACTTCGGGCTCGCCGACTACGACGGACAGCTCGATGTGACGTGGCGGCAGACGCTCGACCAGAAGCTCTTGAAGCTGCGCTACGGGTGCATGTGGGAGGAGATCGTCTGGGGCGACCCCGTCACCTGGACAGACGACGACACGGGCGCGACACGCCTGATCCGCCCGATCGTCCGGCTCGCACCACGCCTGCCGAAGACGGTGATCGACGTCGAGTACGAGCACGGCAAGGTCGCCAAGATCACCCAGAACCTCGCGAACGCGAAACCGATCCCGGCGGAGAAGCTCGCCTACTACGTCCTCGATGCGCAGCCGGGCCGCTGGGACGGCACGAGCATCTTGCGTGCCGCGTGGGGCCCGTTCGAGATGAAGAAGCAGCTGATGATCTCGGCCGGCATCGCCTGGGACCGCTGGTCGGCGGGCTTCCCGGTTGTCCGCTACCCGCTCTCGGGCGGACAGGCGGAGGAGCAGAAGGCCGAGGAGATGGGCCGCGCGATCCGCAACCACGAACGCGCCTACCTCGCGTTCGCCGGCCCGAAGCCGACCGACCTCTCACCCGACGGGTGGGACCTCACGATCGAAGGCGGCCCGCAGCATCTCCCCGACCCGGTGCCGCTGTTGAAGGAGTACTCGTACATGATCCTCCAGGCTGGCCTGATGACGTTCATGGCCCTGGGGAACTCGCCGTCGGGGTCGCGTGCGGTCGGACAGATCCAGGACGAGCCGTACTACATGGTCGTCGAGGCGATCGCGACCGACCTCGGGTTGGAGGTTCAGCGTGGCCCGTGGCGGCGCTTCGTCGACGTCAACTTCGGCCCCGAGTACGCGACGCCGAACTGCAAGGCGTCGAAGATCCAGTCGGAGGACGTGAACGCGCTCGCGACGACGATGGCGAGCCTGAAGCTGGCCGGCTTCGACTTCTCCGACAAGGAAACCCAGGACGTGGTGCGTGAACGGATGCACCTGCCGGATCTCGCCGACGATTGGGAGGCGACACCGACAGAAGGCTCCGGGCTGCCTGCCGCACCGAAGTTGCCGCCGGCGCTGAAGGTTGACCCGGCGCAACTGACGCTGCCGACGCCATGACCTCCAGGACGTTCGGCCCGTACGCGGCGACCGTCGTCGCGATCCACGACGGCGACACGATCGACCTCTCGCTCGTCCTCGTAAAGATGCGCTCGACCGTGGCGGCTCGAGCCAAGGCGCTCGACGTCGACCTCGGCTTCAACGTGCACCGCACCCCGGACGGTGTCGTGCTCGAGCGGCAGTCCGTGCGCCTGCTCGGCTGCAACGCGCCCGAGCTCGCGACACCGGCAGGGAAGGCGGCGCTCGCGTACATCGAGACGCTCGTGAAGATCGGCGACCTGGTGACGCTCGTCTCGCACGGCTGGGACAAGTACGGAGGCCGCATCGACGGCGTCGTGACGCTCACGGACGGCCGCGATCTCGCGCAGGCGATGGTCGCTGCAGGGCAGGCCGCGGCCTGGGACGGCAGCGGCGCGAAGCCCGTCCCGCCACCTGCCCCGTGACCGACCGCCAGATCGACCACGCCCGCATCGAGGCTCGCATCGGCCGGCTCCTCACCGCCGCCGAGAAACACATCGACGTCGAGGCGATCGATCATCTCTTGAACACGGCGAAGGATTACCTGGACGCCGCGATCCGGTCGGAGCAGGCGCGGCTCGCCCGGCTCGTCGCTGCCGGTGACGGCGGCCGCCTCGAGGTGACACCCAGGATGGTCGCGATCCTGCGCGACCTCCGCAAGCACGGCCGCGCGCACGCACTCAACGAACTCGCGAGCATGGGCTACCCCGTGCGCGCGAACGAGCGCCGCTTCGCGGTACCGGCGCAACCACCCGGCGAACCTCCGCCGCCGCGGCCGTACCTCGTCGTCGTCTCCGACTCGATCATCGAAGGCCGGCTGCGGGCGCGCCTCGGCGCGTTGACGGTGAAGGTGCAACTCCAGGCGACCGGCCTCGACCTCTCCACGATGGCCGTGGGTGCGATCGAGAAGGCGCTCATCGACGTCCTCGGCGCGCGGAGCATCGCGGCCGATCTGGTGAGTCCGTCGTTCATGGCAGGGCTCGGCGACACGTTCGAGAATCACCGCGACCTCGTCGACGGCTGGGAGTATTCCTCGGTGCTCGACGCCGCGACGTGCGACCCTTGCGGCGAGCACGACGGCGAGCAGTTCGACTCGTGGGACGCGATCCAGGAAGTGCTCCCCGGAGGGGGGCCAAATCCTGAGTGCGAGGGCGGCGACCGCTGCCGATGTCGCGCCGTTCCTCGTCCGGCGGGAGGGTAGAATCAGGGCATGGCTGTAACGCTCGGAGAGATGGAAACGCGGCGGGACTTGCCGCCGCTGTGCAAGCAGAGCCGCGACCCCCGCACCGGCCTCGTCGTCGAGCGTCTTGAGCGCCTCGTGGATCGGCGGGTGTAGGAGACGTGGGTCGACTTGGATGGCAAGAAGTGGGGCCGCTGGCAGTGGGCAAGCGGGCTCTAGCACGAACCTAGTTCGTGCCTTTCGACGTTCACGTCACCGGCGACGAGGAGTACCGGCGGAAGCTCGCGCAGCTCGAGCTCTTCATCAGCGACCTGCGGACGTTCTGGCCCATGCTCGTCCCGGTCGTCGGCGGATGGATGCGCGACCAGTTCGAGAGCGAGGGCGCCTGGGGTGGCGCTGAGTGGGCGCCGCTGTCCCCCTCCTACGCGCTCGAGAAGGCACGCTCGCATCCGGGCCGCACGATCCTGATACGAGACGGCACGTTGCGCCGCGCGGCTTCCGAGATGCGCCGCGAAGTCACACCGAGGACGTTGACGATGTGGGTCGATGACCCGGTTGCTTCTTTCCACCAGAGCGGCACGGACGACATGCCGGCGCGTCCGTTGATCCCGGATCCGTTGCCGTCGAGCGCGCGCGCCGAGGTCGAGATGGCCGCCCACGAGTACGTCAGCGTCTTGGTTCGCCGCCTCGGCCTCTGAGCCGAATCTAGGAGTGCGCCGTGGAGCAACTGGTAGCTCGCCGCCCTCATAAGGCGGAGGTTCCGCGTTCGAGTCGCGGCGGCGCCATCGCAGGCCGAATCTAGGGGTGTTATCGACCTCTTTGCCCCCAGGATTGACACGTCGCTCGCCAGCCTGCGCGCGAACATGCCGACGCGGATAGCGGCGTTTAACGCGGAGAACAACGGCGCTCAGCTCACTGTCCCGGCCGACGACGGTGGCGCGCTCTCACCACCACGCCCCTCATTGGGCTACGTCTTCGGGGGTCTTCCGAGGGCGGGCGCAGGCGAGTTCCCGAAGATCGAGGTCGCGATCCCTGACGCGCAAGTCGACAACCTCTCGCTCGCGCACATCGAAGGCGACCTCACCTCGAGCATCGTCGTCGCGTGTTGGGCTGGGCGCACGTCGGGCGAGGACTTCCCCACCGTTTACCGACAAGTCTTGGGATTCGCGCGTTGCGTCACCGAGGTTTTGCTCGTCCCTGATGCGATCTATCCGCGTGAGACGGTCGAGCGGATCCGCTACGCGATTTCAGCCAACCCGGACCGCCGCGAGCGCGACGCAATGGAAACTTTCAGCTTCGGGGCGTTCGCGTTCTTTTCGACTGCGGGGGTTGCGCAGAGGCCCTAGGTGGCTTTCGCCATTGGGCGTCGAAGCGGCGATGACACAGAGGGCAGAGTTCGCGGTAGTCGGCACGGTTGCGTGTGTGCCGCGCCGGGTGATGCTGGAACGCGTGATGAGTCTTGCCTTTCTTGCCGCACTCCTCACAGACCCCGGTCTTTGGGTAGTTGTAGAGCAGCCAAGTGTGTGCGGCGTTGCTGCTTAACTCATCGCCCGTCCATCTCGCGCTGCCGTCCCCGCGCGAGTGGTGGCCGTGAACGAAGCGGATGTGTTCGCCAGCAACGTGTCCGACGCGACGATTGCCGATCGTGGCGATTGACGTCACCTGCCCACAGCCACACTGGCACAGGCCTGACGGGTTGGGTGACGCGCTCGTCACGCGCCTGGCGTGGCCGAGACGGAACCGCAACGGTTCGCCTCTCACGTCGCCCGTAACCCTGCTCGTGACCGCTGAGAGGTTCGTCCGAGTGCCGCACCCACACAGGCATAGACCTGACGGGTTGGGCGGTTCGATGCCTACGGTGCGGATCCCGTAGCTGCCATGGCCACGGCGGTACTTCACCGGTTGGCCCTTGACCCAGCCTCTCTTGCGGCTGGTTATCGTCGCGATCCACGTCGGCGCGCCACATCCGCAACCGCACAAGCCGTAGGGTGTTTCACTCATCGAGGGGTCAACTCCTTCGGTGACACGGGGGCGGGCCGACCACAATCGGCGCCGCCCTCATTCTATCGCGGCGCGGCCCTAGATGTCGGAGCGGTAGCCCTCGAGCGCGGCGCCGAGCTCGGCCATCGTGTCACCGTCGACGGAGTAGCTGGCATCGCGGTCGTCGGCCATGCGCGCGAGCTCGTGCACGTTCGCGGCCTTTTCCTCGATCAGCTTCAGCCGTGCCCAGTCCTTCCACGGCACGACGGCCATGTCTTCGCTCTCGGCGATGTCGCCGACTGCGTGACCGATGACGCGCTCCTCGTCCATGCCTCGCATCGTACCGCGCACACCCGCCGAATCTAGGTCGTGCCCGCCCTCGAGACCGTAGACATCCCCGCCGTTGAGATCATGCGATCTGGCGGCCCCGTCTACGCGATCGGGTCCCCCGCCGGCGGCGACTACTACAGCCGCGAAGACCTCGAGGGCATGGCGGCAGCGCACGTCGCCTTGGGCGACGAGATCCGCGCGCCGATCAAGCTCGGCCACTCCGACCGGCAGCAGCTGCTCGCGAACAGCGGCCTCACGAAGGGCGAGATGCCCGCCGCGGGCTGGCTCGACAGCGCGACCTTCCGCATCGAGGACGCCGAGGACGGTTCCGCGCGTCTGCTCGCCGACGCGAAGGCTGTCCCGAAGAAGCTGGCCGACCTGATGGAGGTCGGCGCGTTCCGCACCCGCTCGAGCGAGATCCGCTCGTACACGTCGCAGAAGACGCAGGGCGAGTACCCGTGGGTCGTCGACGGGCTCGCGCTGATGGGTGAGCAGGTGCCCGCGATCCAGACATTGGACGACGTGCACAAGCTGTACCAGCGCGCCGAGATCGGCGAGCCCGCCGCCGAGACGTCGTTCGTGATCCGCCACAACGCCGCCGCCGCCATGACGATGCCCGACGGTGTCAAGGCCTGCTCGATGAAGGGCGTCGCCGGCTACAGCGGCGGCGTTCTCTGCCACGTCCATGACGGCACCGACGCCGGCAAGGCGACCGCGCTCGCGAAGGCGAAGACCGACGCTGCGGCTGCACGCAAGAACGCGGCAGGCGCGGTCGTCTGGACGCCTGACGGTTCGCTCGAGGACTTGCGTTCCGACCTGAACGAGGCGCTGAACCCGTCCGGCTACGACATCCCCGGCATCCCCCGCTTGTGGGTGCGTGATGTCGCACGTTCGAGCGATGTCGCGCTCGTCTCGGAGGGCTGGGATCCCGACGACGAGGCGTGGGTTGTGCCGTTCACCATCGACGCCGCGAACGACGCCGTCGTACCCGCGCCACGCTCGACGTGGACCGCTGCCGAGCAGACCTGGGTGGCCGCTTCCGCGGAGCTCTCTCGCAAAAACTCGGCGCGCGCCGAATCTAGGCACGTGGAGCTCACACTCACCGACGAGCAGGCAGTCGAGGTTCGCACGACCCTCGGCCTGGAGGCAGACGCGGAGATCACCGCCGACGTGCTCGTCGAAGCGTCCACCGCTCGCGCGAACGAGCTCACCGCAGCGAAGACCGCTGTGGCCGACGCCGAGACGCGCAAGAACGAAGCTTCCGACCTCGTCAAGACCGTCCGCAAGCTCGAGGCCGACGTGAAGGTCGAGCAGACCCGCCGCTTCGAGCTCGAGCGCGACACCGACCTCACCGCCGCCGTCCGCGCCGGGAAGATCGACCCCGCGCAGCTGGACGACTGGCAGAAGGATTACGACGACAACCAGGCCGGCACCCGCCGCATCCTGGAGCGCCTCAAGTCTGACCCGGATCTCGTCCGCGAGTTCGGACGCGACGACGGCGACGACACCGAGACGCAGACCGACGAGGAGTACCAGCGCGACTTCGAGCGGCGCCACGGCATGAAGGCGAGCGTCTGAGATGGCGAAGACCGGTGGAGTCGTCGAGGTCTTCCCCAGTGGGGCGCCTAAGTTCACGCGGACTGCGGCCGCAGCGATCACCGCGGGCCGCCTCGTCGAGGTCGTCGCCACGGGCACCGTCCAGATGGCCGGCGCCGTGTCGATCAAGGTGTGCGGCGTCGCGCTCGAAGGCACAGACTTCGTCGGCACCGCCGACAAGATCGCGGTCGCGAGCGGCGGCGTCTTCCTGCTCAAAGCGGCGGGCGCGGTGACGGCGGGAGACAAGCTGATCGCCGGCGCGGCCGGCACCGTCACGACCTTGCCGGTAGTCGCCGGCGCCTGGGCCGCCGCCGACCTCACGAACACGCGCGCCATCATCGGGATCGCGCTCGACTCGATCGCCGACACCGCGCTCGGCCGTGTCCTCCTCCAAACGACAGGCTGCTGAGTAGATGCCTTCCTCCACGTACCCGGCAGGTTCCCCGGCGATCAGTGTTCAGGCGCTGCTCAAGCAGCCGCAGCGGATCAGCCGCGACCTCGCGAACCTCGTCTTCCAGCGTCTCGTCGCCTGGAAAATCTGCGTGCACGGCAGCCCCGAATCGGTTCGTGGTGGCGCCATGCAGTACCAGGAGGCCGAGAGCATCTTCGTCGACACAGGCACGGACGTCGAAGAGATTTCGCCTCGTGGCGACTGGCCGCGCGCGATCTGGTCGGAGGCCCTCAAGACGACGGCCGTCAAGCAGTTCGGCCTCGAACTCCCCATCGACGCGCTCGCGATCCGCCGCAACCAGATCGACCGGATCATCCGTGGCGAACGGAAGCTCGCGAACAACCTCGTCCGCTTCATCGACACCTACGTCCTCGGCCTCCTCACCACGAACGCCGGCATCACCACGCAGGCCGCCTCGGCCGTCTGGACGACCGCCGGCACGGACGTCATCAAGGACATCGCGCTGTGTCAGGAGCTGATCGAGAATAAGAACCTCGGCTACAACGGGTTCGAGAACGCCGTCCTCGTCCTGCATACGAAGCGCCGCGACGACCTCCTGAACAACACCGTCCTGCGCGGCGCGCTGCCGCGCGAGGACCACTCCGGGCAGATCCAGTCCGGCACGATGGCCCCCTTCCTCGGCCTCAAGGACATCCTCTTCACGTCGAACATCACGGAGACGACGGCGCTCCTGATGGACGCGACGATGGCCGCGACGATCGCGATCGAGGAGCCCGACGGCTCCGAAGGCTGGAGCTCGTACGACGCGGGCCCCGACACGCCGCCGATGTATGTGCAGGTGTACGACGAGAAGCGCAACAAGGGCAAGGTCGTCTCGGCGGGAACGTGGCCTGGTGTCGCGGTCACCGATCCGGGCGCGATCGTCCTGATCACGGGTGTCGCCTAACATGGCGCGCACGCGTTCACCGCAGGAAGCGTTCGCCGGGCAGCGCGATCCGAACTTCGCCCGCTCCGACGCGAAGACGGTCAAGGCGGTCGTGCTCGCCGACGGCTACGCCTACCACGAGGTCTCCGGAGACCCGCGCACGCCGCGTGTCGACGTCGCGGCGCCCGCAGGCACGGGGTCCGCGAAGGGCGTCGTGATCGAGGTGTCGCAGGCCGAGTTCGATCGTGGCGCCAAGATGGAGCCGCCCGCGCTCGCGCACGCCGGGTCAAGGGAAGCGAAGACCGCTCTCGCGGAGCCGGTCGAGGACGTTGTCCAGGCGCGGTACGCGGGCCTGACGGACGCCGACCTCGCAGCCGTTGTGACCGCTCGTGGCGAAGACGCCAAGGGCAAGAGTCGCGACGAGCTCTTGGCCATCCTCACCTAGAAGGGGCTGACGCCTGATGGCGTATGCCGCTCTCGCAGACGTACAGGCTCGCGCCGGCGCTCTCTCGAACGCGTGGACGGCAGGCTCGAAGCCGTCGACCGCGGACGTGACGCAGTTCACCGTCGACGTCGCCGCGGAGATCGACGCGTACATCGGTGCGCGCGGCCTCAGCACTCCAGCCGTCGGGCCCGCAGCCGCCGCGCTGAAGAACGTGAACGCGGACGGTGCGCTCGTGCTCGCGCTCGAAGCGACCTACCCGGAAGGGAAAGGCCTCGCGTCAGCGTCAGAGCAGATCGAGACGGTGCGCGCCCGCTACGACAAGACGATGGAGGCGATCATGGACGGCGCCCATCCCGCCGTCCGGCTGCTCGAGGCAGGCAACGTCTCCTCGCGTGCGTCGTCGTTCTGGGAGAACGAGCCGCTGTACGGCATCTTCCCGTTCGACCCGCGCCTCGACCCGTTGGCGCCGGACGCGAACCCGTACACCGCGCCGACAGTCGCACGAGGAATGTCGCTATGAGCGCCGATGCCCGCGGTTGCCGAATCTAGACCGTGGCACGCGACAAGGTGAAAGCGCTCGAGCTCGACACGGCCGCAGCCGGCTACAGCGGCACGGACGCCGTCCACTTCGGTGACTTCCCCGGCATGTGGGCGCCCGGCCATCCGGTCGCCGTCTCGGAGCTCGGCTTCGACACGGAGAAGGAGGCGCTCGCCGCCGTCAAGGCGCTCGGGCTGCCGCTCCGCGAAGTGTCCGTCGAGCAGGGCACCGCACGGATGCCGGAACGGCCGAACCACGCGGCCGCCTCCGAGGCACCGGTCGAGCCGGAGCCCGCCGCCGAGCCTGCCGTCGAGAAGCCCGCCGCGAAGGACGCTGAGTAGTGGCCGCCGTCGACTTCGCACTCCTCCAGCTCGAGGAGTCACCGCTCAACGAGCTCACGTATCTGCTCGCCGCGACACCGAACCGTGTCGCAACCGAGAAGCTGTACCTGCCGGTCACGTCGGCGCTTCTGACGCCGGGCCCGGCCTACAAGGACCGCGCCGACGAGCTCCGCTCGATCCTGGGCGCCGTCCCGAAGATCATTGAGTCGTATGCGCCGGCAGGGTCGATCGCGGAGAACTGCTACGTCCACGACCTCACCTGGCTGCTCGAGCTCGCAGGTTTCGCGGGCGTCTACACCCCCGGTGGCGCGACCGTGCAGGGCCCGGAAGCGACGAGCGGGAGCGGCGTCAACGCACTCAACTCCGCGGTCGTGAACGTCGGCTCGACGGCCGGTTTCCCTGCGGCCGGCACGTTCATCCTCACTTCCTCCGTGACCGCCGTCACCTACACCGGTGTCACGGCGACCTCGTTCACGGGTTGCGGCAACCATATCGCGATGACCGGCGGCGAGACGATCCGCGACAACGTCCCCGTCGGCGCGTCGAAATGGGTGTTCACGAAGCGGTCAGGCATCACCGCCCGCACCGCGCAGATCGTCACGAACTACGCGGACGAGGCGATGCAGCTGCAGGGCAACGGCTACGCCGTCTCGCAACTCGCGCTCACAGCCGACGGCGCCCTGACCGCGACGCTCGAGGGGTTGCTGCTGAAGCGGCTCGCCGTCGACGCCGTCTCCGTTCCCGTCTATGCGTCCTCGGCGACCCCGCCGGTACGTCGCGGCGACCTGTCGCTGACGTGGCTGACGGGGTCGGCTGTGCCGGGCGACTTCTCCCTGTCGATCGCGAACCCGCTCGCGCCTGTGCGGACGCTGTCGATCACGCCGCCGTCGAACTATCCCGACTCGATGGAGTTCGGTGACGCGCAGGTCGCGCTGACCGGCAGCATCCCGAAGCGGATCCTGTCGGCGACCGACTACGACGCGCTGATGGCCGCCACTACGTTCGCCGCGAAGGCGCGCTGGAAGACGTCGAAGGTGATCGGCGCGACCACGTACGCGTACACGGCCGTCGTCGAGATGCCGGCATGCCAGTACACCGGCGGTGACGCGGACCCGGTCGGCAACAAGCGCCGCTTCGGTGCGAGCTTCAACTTCGAGGCCGCCTACGACGAAGTCTCGGGGCAGGATGTGAAGATCACGCTCGTCAACGACGTGACGGCTCTCGGCGTCTCGGTCGGCCTCCCCTTCTGATGGGCTCGCCGTTCGATCTGCGGCGGTTCGCTCCGCCCGCGGAGACGACGTTCACGCTCTCGCGCGGCGGCGACCACGCCTACGCCGTCCGAGGAGACCCCGAGGTCGGCGACATCCTGACGATGTACAAGATCGAGAACGTCGTCAGAGGCATCGGCGAGGGCGACCCCGTCGAGGCACTCGTCGAGGGCAAGGCGCTGCTCCTGAAGATGATCCGCGAGTGCCAGCCCGCCGTGAAGGAGATCGAGGTTGGCCCGCAGGAGCTGATCGTCCTCTTCGCGCTGTTCGTGAAAGGCCCGACCGTCGCCGAGGCGGTCATGGCGTCGATCACGGCCTCGAACGCGGCTGAGGCGGAAGGGCACGGTCGCGGCGAAGACGAGCGCGCGCCGCAGGAAGACGACGATGAGAGCGAGGGCGGCGCCACGGTCGCCCCTTTACCGTCTCGGAAGCGTTCGTCCGGTCGATCCTCCAGCTCGGGAAAGCGCGCGGCTGGCCTGCCGGCTACTGGCACGGGTTGAGGTGGAGCGCGTTGTGTGCCCATCTCGCGTTCGAGTTCGAGCCTGCGCAGTCTGAGCCGTCCGGCGGCTCGCGTGCCCGTGTGGCCCCGCTGGCGCGGCCGGGCACGGCTGATCTGCGGCTCGTCGAATGGGCCGACGACGGCGACGATCCGCTCGCCGGGGAGGTGTAGCCGATGAGCGGTCCGCGCGTCGGCGTCACCTTTGACGGCTCCGCAGTCGGCGCTGTCACGGCGGCCCGTCAGACCGCCCTGGCGATCGACAAGGTCAAGGTTTCCGCCGCCGGGTCGAGCGCACCGCTGCGCGGCATGGAGCGCGATCTCGGCCGGGTTGAGCGTGGCGCGTTCGCCGGGTCGGGTGCGTTCCGTGGGATGGGCCGCTCGATCGCGTTCGCGTCCGGTGCGTTCCTCGGTGCCGCCGGGTTCGTCGCGGTGATCAAGTCGTCGATCGACGTCGTCCTCGCAGCGCAGACGGGGATCGCGAAGCTCGACCAGGCGATCGTGAACGCGCACGCCTCCGTCAAAGCCTTGACCCCGATCCTGGAGTCGCACGCCGCGGCCGCCCGCCTGCTCGGCTTCTCGGACGACCAGACCCGCGAGGCGGAGGCGAAACTCGTCACCGCGTTCGGCGCAACCAAGCACGCGCTCGGCGAGGTGCAGGTCGCCGCCGACCTCGCGCGCGCCACGAACACCGACCTCGGCAGCGCGACAAAGCAGCTGATCCTGCTCCAGGAGGGCAACATGCGCGCGGCGAAGCAGTTCGGTCTCGCGCTGCCTGACCTGACGGCGAAGGTGTGGGCGCAGAAGGCGGCCCAGGACGGCCTAACCGTCTCCCAGGAGAAGGGGAAGACGCTCTACGACGAGCTGCTGCCCAGGATCAAGGATCAGGCGAAGGCCCTGGCGGACACGCCGGCGGGGAAGATCAAGATCTTCCACGCGGAGGTGCAGCATTTGCAGGAGTCGATCGGGCAGGGACTGCTCCCCGTCGTCGACAAGTACCTGACCGAGGTCGATGCGTGGCTCGCGAAGTCGTCGAACCAGAAGAAGGTCACCGACGACGTGAAGAAGGTCGTCGGTGACCTCGCGGGGGCGCTGCATGACGCGAAGGACGCGACCGGGGCGGTGCTGAAGGTCGTGAACCCCGTCGTGCACGCGATGGGCGGCTGGAAGACCGTCATCGAGGATCTGATCGCGTTGAAGTTCGCGACGATGCTGACGGGCTGGACGGGCGGTCTGCGTGGCCTGATCGGGACAGAGGCGGCCGCCGGCGGCACCGGACTGCTCGGCGCGAACGCCGCTTCGGCCGGCCTGCTCGGCAAGCTGAAGATGCTCGGCGCGCTCGGCGCGATCGCGATCGCCATCGACTTGGTCATCAACGCGAAGGCCGTCGACAAGAAAGTCGCCGCGTTCCTGGACAGCCACGGTCTCGGCTTCCTCTCCGGCGACCAGAACAAGGCGTCCGCCTACCAGCAATACATGGCGCTGCCGGGCCAGCTCCGGAAGCTCACGCCGGCCCAGGTGTCGCAGCTTCCGGGCTCACCGCAGAGCACCGCCCCGGGCAACACCGCGAAGCAGCGGTCGATCGTCAACACCGCGGAGCAGCTCGGGCCCGCCTCGGGCGGTATCTACGTCACTGGCGGCACGGGTGGCGGCGTTGTCGGCTCGACGACGGGCGGCAAGATCACGCTCGTCCCCGGCTTCGACTGCTCCGGCTACCTGTATGAGATCTACAAGAAAAACGGCGTGGACATTCCGCGCACGTCGGAGGCGCAGTTCAACGATCCACGCGCGCAGGATGTCACCGGCAACGAGCAGCCTGGCGACGGCGTCTACTTCGTCGGCTCCTCGGAGTACGCGCCGCCCGGCCACTGCGGCATCTACGTCGGCGGCGGCCAGTTCATCGAGTACTACCAATCCGGCAAGCCGGCCCGCGTCTCGCAGCTCTCTGGCTATCCGGGATACATGGGTGCACGCCGCTGGGTTCAGATCAAGCAGCAGGGCAGCGGTCTAGGCGCGGGCACCGGCACGCCGTTCGGGCCCGACCTGACCAAGACGACGCACACGACGACGACCACCACGACGAAGCCGAAGAAGACACCGTGGGTCGGCATGACACAGTCGGCGCTCACCACCGCGCAAGGCTCGATCGCCGCAACCCTGAAGGGCCTCCCCGCCACCCTCGACCCCGAAGAGAAGAACGCCGTCGCGCATATCGAGGCGCTCCAGAGCAAGCTGCGCATCCACATGACCCCCGCCGCCCTCGCCGCTGACCGCGTCGAGCTGACGAAATGGGGCAAGGTCTTGCACACGGAGATCACCGCGAACGCGAAGGTGATCGCAGCCGCCGCGGCCGAGGCGAAACAGGTCTTCGACCGGGCGCTCTCGCTCGACGTGTCGCACATCCTGCGCGACTTCGACCAGAACTACGCCGCCCAGATCAAGACGTTCGACACCGAGACGAGCCGCAGCCTGAAGGACATGCAGACCGCGTTCTCGCGGCAGCAGGCCCTGTTCGACCGGGCAACCCAGCAGGGCCTCGCCGGGTTCGTTGTCGCGCAGACACCGGAGGAGAAGGCGCTCGCCGACTTCATCGCCGGCCGGGCCGCAACCGTGGCGACCGCAGCCGCAGCGCGGCGGACGACCGACCTCGCAACACAGCAGGCGGCGCTCTCGACGATGCAGCAGGTCGGCGTCGGCGGAACCGACGCGACAGGAACGGTCGTCACGCAGGCGATGCTCGACTCGGCCGTCGCGGCCGTCACCACAGCCCAGGACGCGATCAACCAGGCCAGCCTCGACACGCAGCAGGCCGGGCTGCAGGCCGCCGCCGATCTCTCGCGCACCGCCGCCGACGCGAAGACGAGCGCCGACCAGCAGGCATACCAGGACTCCCGCGATCTCCAGAAGCAGGCGTTGCAGGACGCGGAGACCGACCGCGAGCAGGCCTACCAGGATCAGCGCGACGCACAGAAGATCGCGATGCAGAACGTCAACGACGACGCGAAGACCCTGCTGCAGCAGCACCTCGACGACCTCGGCACGTCGCTCGGGCAGCACCTAATCACTTGGCAGACCTACTTCGCCGAGCTCGCCAAGCTCGGCGTCGACACGTCCGGGTTCTCGGTCTCGCTTCCAGGCGGACTCACCGTCCCCAGCGGAGTGATCGGCGGCGGCTTCGGCGGCGGCTTCGCGAAGGGGACAGGCGTAGGCGGCGTCCCCGGCCAGTACGTCGGCCGCGACGACACCGTCCTGGCCCGCGTCACGCCCGGCGAGGACGTACTCACCCGCTCCGTGTCGCGGCAGCTCGAGGACTTCCTCGCTGGCGGCGGCACGAGTGGCGGGCCGGGCGTGACGATCGTGACCCTCAACGGGCGTGAGATCGCGCGGCAGACCGCGACGCCGATGAGCGCCGAGCAGGCCCGCCAGATCGGCTACACCATCCAGAGAGGCTGACATGGCCGCCGTCGCGCGAGCCGTCACGAACGGCTGGGTCTCCTGGGCCGCCTACAACATCGGCCTGCTCTCCTTCGACCACTCCACCTTCGACGGCTCCGACGTGTTCGGCGTCTCACCGTTGGACGCAAGCTTCGGCGGCACCTACGACGACGTGTCCGCGAAGATCGCCGGGGTCCACGTCACGCGCGGCCGCTCCAACAACCTCGACGTCGTCCTGGCCGGCTCCGCGAGCGTCGACCTGCGCGACCCGGACGGACTCTTCAACCCTGACAACGCGGGCGCGATCCGGAACCTCTGCACGAACCCCAGCTTCGAGACGAACCTGACCGGGTGGTCACGCATCTGGGGCGTCGAGACGCTGTCGCGGAGCATGGCCAACCAAGAGTTCGGGGCAGCCGCTCTCAGCGTTGGCATCGACGGGGCACATGGGTCAGAGGGTGTCTTCTACGACACCGGCAACAGCCTCTCTCCCGGTCTCACCTACACGTTTTCGTGCTGGATCCTCAATCTCGGTGGGGGCGCCATCAACCTTCTTCTACGTGAGCTCACGAGCGGCGGCGCTACCGTCGGCAGCGACAGCGTAAGCGCCACAACGGTTGCGGCCTCGGGGGTATGGACCCGTCTGTCCGTTACCCGCACATTCGGGGCGACAGGCGTCCTCGCGCGCTGCTTCGTTACGAACCCGGCGCTGGAGGTAAAGACCTTCTACATCGACGGGGCGCAGCTCGAGCCGGCCGCCGCCGCAACCACTTACTGCGACGGCGACCAGGACAACTGCCGCTGGTCAGGTGTCGCGCACGCCTCCACCAGCATCTACGGCGGCCCGCTCTACGGCCAGCTCGAAGACCGCCTGCACCCCGTCAAGCTCGTCGACACGTTCGCAGGCACCAGCTACGGCCTCTTCTACGGCTGGGTGCGCCGCTTCCACTGGGAGCCGCAAGGACGGCGCGGCATCACCCGCCTCGAATGCGTCGACCTCTTCTACTGGCTCGAACGCGCAAACCCCGTCATCGCGTCGACCGGCGCCACGACGACGGGCACGGCGATCGGGAAGATCCTCGACGCGGTCGGCGCGACGGACATTGCGATGCGCGACCTCGACGCGGGCGACTCGATCCCCGACTTCTCCGCCGACGGCACGCAGACCGGCCTCCAGCTGATCCAGAGACTGCTCGAGGCAGAGCGCGGCGTCTTCTTCATCGCCGGGTCAGGAAAGGCGACGTACCGATCAAGGACGGCGCGGTTGACGAAGACCTCCTCGACGACGATCACCGACAAGATGAGCGGCGCAGCACCCGGCGTCGACTGGGACCAGGCGTACACGCGGATCACCGTGCAACGCATCGACGCGACCGGGGCGGTCACCTACACCGCCACCGCATTCGACAGCGCCGTCGTCGCGAAGGTCGGCTACAACGACATGCCGGCAATCCAGACGCCCTACCTCTCCTCGAACGCGCAGGCGGACGCGCTCGCCTCCTGGATCCTCTCCCAGAACGTCTCCCCGAAGCCACCGATGCGCGACTTCACTCTCGACAACAGGGAAGCCGCACAGCTCACCCAGATCCTCGCCCGCGAGCTCGTCGACCGGATCACGGTGAACGCAGCTAGGGGCGGCACGAGCGGTGCCCACCATGTTGATTCGCTTGACCTCACCATCGACGGTGCGTCCGGCGCGCACACGGTGAACTGGCTCTTGTCGAAGGCGTCCCCGGTTATGCCCATCCAGTTCGACACCGCCCAGTTCGACGCTGGCTACCAGTTCGTCTATTGACCCGGCCGAGCCGAATCTAGACGCAGATGGCCGGCTACCTGACCCCGCCCGCAGTAGCTCCCGGGAACGTCCTCACGTCGGCGGCGTGGAACCTGATCCGCGACGACCTCGACTTCGGGATGGTCCGCCCGATCGCCGACATCATCCTCGGCGCTTCGGCCGCGTCGATCGACTTCACGAGCATTCCGGCGACGTTCGCGCAGCTCCTCCTCGTCGCATATCTCCGTAGCGACAAGGCCGCCGTCACCTCCGACCTCATCACATGCCGCTTCAACAACGACAGCGGCGCCACCTACAGCTACCAGTCGCTGCAAGCACTCAATGCGGGCATCTCCGCCGCCGGCGCCGTCGCCGCCACCGCCCTTCTCCTCGGCACGATCCCAGCCGCGACCGCGCCCGCCAGCACGTTCGCGACCGTCGAGCTGCTGATCCCTCACTATGCCGGCGTAGCCAACTACAAGACCTGGAGCGGCCGGAACTTTCGTCGTCTCGGCGCGACCGCCGGAGATGTCGCCACTAACTGGCAGGGCGGCGAATGGTCGGCGAGCGCCGCCGTCAACCGGCTCACGCTGCTCGCGTCGGCGAGCAACCTCCTCACCGGCAGCCGCGCCACCCTCTACGGGATGGGAGGCATCTAGCCATGACGGACACACCGGTCAAGGTTGTTGTCGACTGCTCCGTCCCTGACCGAGACGCCGTGGCCGCGTACACCCAGGACCAGGTCGAGGCCGTCCTCAAGTCACGCACGGACGGGAAAATCACGAGTGAGGAAGCGGCAGCGAGCCTCGTTGCGCTCGCCGACCTCGCCGTTGGAGCCGCAGGGATCCCCGACCGCGTCACGGTCGTGCCGCTCGACGCCGACGAGCTCGCGCAACGCGACAAGGATCAGGCCGCTGCCGCTGCCGCTGCCGCGGCGCCGGCGACTCCCGCTGAGCTCGCGGCCGTACCGGCGGAGATGGTCGCCGCGAATCTCGCCGCCTCGTTCACGACGACCGACGAGGTAGCGACGGCCGCCGAGCAGCTCCACCTGGCGGCCAAGGCGGGGATCGCGAACTTCAAAGCTGACATCGGCGCCTGGAAAACGCTGACGGACGCGCAGAAACTCTCGCACGTCGAGGGCCTGATGCAGTCGATGGTCGGCGTGCTGCAGCACTTGACGGGCGACTACTCATAATCTGCCGCGGGAAGTAGCGGCTGCTCGCGTCGTCGTCGCCCTGAGTCAACTGCCGAATCTAGAGCGTGTTGAACTCGCTCAAGAAGCTGGTCGGACGTGACGTGCGCAGCCTGATCGTGAAGCAGGCCCGCTGGGGTGTCGCGAACGAGCCGCGGATCCACTACCGCGAGGCGCGGCCGATGCCGCTTACCGCGACCCTGCCGTTGACGACGGACTGCTCGGGCTTCGTGACGCTCTGCTTCTTCCTGGCGGGTGCCCCTGACCCGAACGGCCTCAACTACAACGGGCAGGGCTACACCGGGACGCTTCTCGCGCACGGCCAGCACATCCCGCTCGCGGCCGTCAAGCCGGGCGACGCCGTCGTCTACGGGCCCGGCACGGGTTGGCACACCGCGCTCGTCGTCGAGGCAGGCCACGACCCGCTCACGGTGTCGCACGGCCAGGAGGCAGGCCCGCAGTATTGCCGTGTCTCGCAGGACGGCAGGCTGCCGCAGACGTATCTCAGGTTCCCGACGAACTCCCGCGAGGCCGCGAAGCACGTCCCGCACGCGCCGCCGGTGAAGCCGAAGCAGCAGCCGCACCAGCCGAAGCCGCGCCCGAGGAAGCCCGCCCCGCCTCCCCCGGCCGCCACGAACTCGACCTCGAAGGTGGGCGACCACGGCGACCGCGTCCGCACGCTGCAACGGCTCCTGAAGCACGCCGGGTTCCGGGTCACAGTGGACGGTGTCTTCGGGAAGGCGACCCTCGCGAGTGTGCGCGCGTTTCAGAAGCGGCACGGCCTCAAGGTTGATGGTCAGGCGGGGCCGCGGACGTGGGCGGCGCTCAACAAGGCCGCCGGACAGTGAGCGCCGATCCTTCCCGCATTGGGACGTCGGCGAGCGACCCGACGCGGAACGTCATCGACCTCGTCTCGGCAGCCATCGTTCGCCAAGACGACCTCCGCGAGTCAGAGTCCCTCCACATCCGGGAGATCGTCGAACTTCGAGCCAGATACGACGGCGAGCTCCGCGAGGCCGAGACGGCGCGCATCGACGCTATCCGCGCCGTCGACGTCGGAGCTGTGAACCGTGCGGCCGAAGTCGCAGCGACCCAGGCGACAACGCTCGCCGCCGCGGTCGCCACCTCGGCGGAGACGCTCAGAACGCAGGTGGCGGCAACCGCGACCGCCGGAGTCGTCGGGCTTGCCGCCGCGCTCGAGCCGATCCAGAAGGACATCTCCGAGCTTCGCCGCTACCAGTACGAAGGCCAAGGCCAGAAGCAGCAGGGCATCGACTCTCGGGCTCTGCTCGCCGTCGCGGTCAGCCTCGTCGTGCTGGCCCTCCTCGGCGTCCAGACGTTCCGCCACCAGGCCGTCCCGAACATCGCGGTTTGTGTTCCGACCGCAGCCGTCCCCTGCCCCTAAAGGAGACCACCATGATGTCCACCCCCGACGTCACGGCCGTCCAGAAACTCGTCGCAGCGTTCACCGCCGTCCTCGCGACCGGCCTCGGCGTCGCAACCTCCTTCGGCGTCAACCTCACCGTCGACCAGGACACGAAGATCCTCGCCCTCTGGGCCGCCCTGGGCGGCTTCCTCGTCGTCGCGGACGCCGTCATCCGGCACGGCCGCTCCACCGGAACCACAACCCCGCCCGGCGCGACCACGGCGCTCACCACGAAGAAACCGCCAGCGAAGCCCTAAAGGGCGAGCGCCATCAACGCGCGGCCTCTCTAATGCTCAAGGGGAAGAAAGTGGCCGGTCGCCGAGGAGTCGCCCAGGTCGAGATACCCGGCGCAACGTAAGAGCGACTGCTGCTGCGGGTTGTACGGGTGGTAGAACCTTGCGACTCGAACCGAGTGGGCCGGGACATTCAGGTCTCCGCTGGCCGAGGTGTTGTAGTAGTCCTCAGTGGAGGTGCCGCCGTCCGAGTAGTCGAAGCTCGCCCAAGGGTTGACAGTCGCTGCTCCGTCGCCTCGGTTGCGGATGCCGATGCTGACAAAGATCCTTGCCTGGTCTGGCTGTTCGAGGCAGTAGCTGTCGCTGCTGCTCCGCACGAGCGAGAGGAGAGCCTTCGGCGTCGGCGCGGCGGCGACGGCCGTTGTCGCGGGATGGTTGCCGATCCCGACCGAATGGGCCGCTTTCTTCACGCCCGCGATGACGAGGCCGACCACGATCAGTAGCGCGATCAGGCCGCCGCAGCCGAGCTTCTGTCCGCCAGCCTTGGCCATGAGAGTGCATCATATCGGGGGTTGACCCGGGGCAGCCACGGGAGGACTGTTGAGTCCTGCGGCCCGTGCGGCTTCGAGGACGGGCGAGGGCTTGGACGATCGCGAGGTTCTTGAGGCGCTGCTGGCGTGGCTTTACTCGTTTAGTCGGTCGCTGGCTTACGTTCAGGAGGCTGTCGCCGAGCAGCTTCGCGAAGACGACGAGCCCCCTCCTCTGTCTGGGCGACCGGGTCTAAGACTCGTCTCTCCTCCCAGAACTCCTCCTTGAACACGTCAGCCACCCGGATCATGCGATAGAGCTGCTCGCCCGCCGGGATCGGTGGCTTCGTTTTGTTCCACCGCCAGCCTTGGGCTGTTGTCTGCTTGATCCCGGCCGCCCGGATGAAGTCCTCCCACTCGTCGTAGTCGGAGACCTCCCAGAGCCGGAGGACGAAAGCTCGGACCTCCTGCCGGAGTTCGTTCGTCAGTAGCTCGCGTTCCCTTGGCACGGGTCAGATCGTGCATCCAACCCTCGACCATCGCTAGAGGTAACTTGCTTAGCGCATTTGCTATTAGGTGTTCCCTATGGCACACTCGCTAATTATGAAGATCCGAACGTTCGATGGAGCGCGCCTACGGGCCGCTCGAAACGCAAGGCGGCTCAGTCAGTCGGAGCTCGGGGCGCGGATCAACGCGCACGTCACGTCGATCTCCGATTGGGAGCGCGGTGCGAATGGCCCGTCAGGCCGTCACGTCGCGAGCCTCTCCCGCGAACTAGGGGTCGACGTCGACGAGTTCTACGGCGATGCCGACGACGAGGAGGCTGCCTTGCTGCCCTCCCTCGACGTTGCGTTGCGGAGCTATCTCCGCAACCTGATCCGCGAGGAGGCGGTGCGGGCGTGAACACGCTGGAACGCGTAGCACTCTCCCACGCCGAGGCACGCTCGCTGACTGACGAGGTGAAGAACGACGCGGAGCGGCTGTGGCGGAAGCTCGTCGAGCTGTACGAAGGCCGCGCGCATCTGACGCTCGGCTACTCGTCGTGGGGCGCGTACTTCAAGGACGAGTTCGGCGGATCGCGACGGAAGGCGTACTACCTGCTCGACGCTGGACGGGTCGCGCGCGAACTCGAGTCCAGTGCACAATTGTGCACTCCTAACGAGGGCCAGGCGCGCGAGCTAGCGCCGCTCAAGAACGACCCGGCCGCGCTCCGCGCCGACTGGCCTGTCCTCTGCGACGTGTACGAGGGCATGACCTTCGAAGACGCGTGCGAGCAGTTCCTCAAGCTCAACGACGGCCTCCTCGTCACCGCCTACGAAAAGTTCGACAAAGGCGTCAAGGCCGGCCGTTACGAGTGCATCGAGACGAAGAAGGTCATCGAGTCGTGCGGCTTCCGCGTCGCCAACAACGTCCGCGACGGCAATCTTGTCTGCGTCGCCGCTGCGGTCGACGTGTTCAAGCTTGACCAGGGCGACGCGCTCCGGCGCGCGCTCACGTGGGGTTCCGCCGCGTGGGGTCACACGCCGCAGGCAACGGACGGTTACGTCCTGCGCGGTCTCGGTCTCATCGCGCGTGCCTACTCGAACGGGGAAATCGACGACGCCGCGCTCGTTAAGAAACTTGCCAAGCACGGCGGCGGAGCCGCAAGCCTCACCGGCTCGGCAAAGAGCGCCCGGAACATCAAAGGTGGCTCGCTCGCCCGGAACCTCGCCAACATCATCGTCGATGTCTACAACAAGGGCCGTCGTAGCGGCGCCCTCGGACCCGTCTGATGTTCGAGCGGTTCACAGAGCTGGCCCGTCAGGTCGTGGTGGACGCCCAAGACGAGGCGCGCGCACTCCGCCACGCCTACATCGGCCCCGAGCACATCCTGCTCGGCCTGATCCGCCAAGGCGACGGCCTCGCCGCACACGTCCTCGAAAGCCTCGACGTCACCTACGGCGAGGCACGCGCCCAAGTGGAGCGTCTCGTCGGCGTCGGTGACACCGAGATAGCCGGCCAGATCCCGTTCACACCGCGCTCGAAGAAGGTTCAGGAGTTGGCGCTTCGGGAGGCTTTGTCGCTCGGCCACAACTACATCGGGACGGAGCATCTTTTGCTCGGGCTCGTCCGCGAGAACGAAGGCGTCGCCACACGCATCCTGCTCGACTTCGACGCCGACGCCGAGAAGATCCGCAACGCGATCCACCGCTGCCTCAGCGGCAACGCTCGACGCGCGAGCGCGATGCGGGACGTGAAGGTCGTGTTCACGGGAGAGCCGCGCATCTCGATGGCGGACGCGCAAGCGTTCCTCCATAGCGTGTTCGCGGAGGCGCTCAAGTGGGTTCGAACGGACGCTTCGCCTGACGAACGCGAGGCCGGTTTGAAAGCCGCGCTTCACATACTCGTCGACGGCGTCCCGCCCGCCACCGCCGTCTTCAACCTCGGCGGCCGCGAGTTCGCCCAGACCGTCCATCTCATGTGTCTCGCCGAGAGACTCGAAGAACTCGCGCGCGACCTACGCGCGAGCCTCAAAGACCAGGGCCACCCGCACTCCCAGACAGAGCGCGCGGGCAGCCCCGACAACGAAGGAGCGTAACACCCCATGAGAGACGCAACCCACGCCGAGCTCCGCGACGAACCCGACCTCGTCCTGCAGGCGCTCGTCGGCGGCACGGTGGCCGCCACCTGGACGACGAGGGAGCTGGCGAAGCACGAGCTCGCCTCCCGAGCGGTCGACAGTCACCGCACGCTCGCGACTCTGAGCGGTGCCGAGCTCGTCGACTACGCCAGGACGAACCCCCCGATCCTGTCGAGCGTCGAAGCCGAACTGCTGCGCCGCTGGAACGAGCACGACACCGACAGCGACGAAGGCCTCGCGATCCGCCGTTACGTCGATCGCGTCCAGCTCATGCGCCGGATGCGACGCGACGTCGACGTCGCGACCTACGACTTCGCCTCGTACGGCGTCACCGCCGCGATCGCGGCGATCGAGGCGCAGCGGCCGGTGCTCCATTCGGTGCCGATCGACCCTGAGACGTTGGCGGCGCGGGCGATGCGCACCGCGAAGAGCGCCTACGACCACCGCTACCCGGAAGGAGCCTGACATGGCGGCCGTTCGTCTAACCGGCACGCAGCGCGCAGGTCTCGTCACGCTCTACCACGCCGCAAGGCGCGCATCGACGCTGAACGATCCCAAACGCGCCTGGGTCGGCTCTCGCGAGGGCATTTCGGGCACGACGATCCAAGCTCTCGAACGCCGAGGAATGGCGATCTCGCGCGACGCCAAGAAACCGTATCCGCGGATCGTCGGGCGGATCAGACAGCCAGGTATCGCGCACGTGCGCGAGCACCTGCTCGAAGGAGCAACCGCATGAGCACTTACATCGTCTTCAAGCAGATCGAAGGCGGCAACGACGCCGGCGCCTGGGACCCGATCACCATGGAAGCAATCGAAGCAGCCACCGCGGACGCGGCTATCGAAGCCGCCCGCGCCACGCCGGGCACGTTCGTCGCTGTCCTCGTCAGGGGCTTCCGTCCGCGCACCCACTACGCGGCACCACGCGCGCCGGCGGCACCGAAGCCGCCCGTTCAGGCGGTGCAGTGATGACCGGACAGGAGCTCGCCACCCGCACGCAGCAGGTCGTCGCGAACATCGAGAACCCCGCCTTCCTCGAACAGATCGAGGGCTTGCTGCCCGACAACGTCCCGATGCGCCGCTTCGTCCAGGTCGCGAAAACCGCGATCCGCACGAACCCTGGCCTCGTCGAAGCAGACCAGACAACGCTCTTCGGCGCGATCATCCGCTGCGCACAGGCGGGCCTCTACCCCGACGGTCACGAAGCCGCTCTCGTCGCGTTCAAGGGCAAGATCACCTTCATCCCCATGATCGACGGCGTCGCCAAGCAGCTCGCCGAGTACGGCTGGCTGCTCCGCACAGGCGTCGTCCGTGAGGCCGACGAGTTCGACTGGTCAGAAGAGCCGATGTCGATCACGCATCGGCCGGCACGTCCCGGCGTCGACCGCGGCCAGTTCGTCTACACGTACGGGATCGCCACGCACGCTGACGGACGCAGGTTGCAGCGCGTCCTCGACCGCGACGACATCGCGAAGCGCAGGGCGAAGGCTCAGACGCAGGCGGTCTGGAACGAGTGGGAAGAGGCGATGTGGCGGAAATCTTCCGGCCATGCGGTCGCGAAGATGGTCCCGCTCGCCGAGGGTGACCGCGCCCGCCTCGACCGCGTCCTCGCCTCGCTTGACACCGACCCGGTCGACGCGGCGGAGCAGCTGTACGGCCCCGACGCGATCAGCGAGCACGTCGACCTCGAGACCGGTGAGATCGTCCCCGCGGGCACTCCCGACGTGACGGAGCCTGCCACCGAATCCGGGGACGCCAGCCAGCAGGCCGAGACGGCGGCACCGCTTGCCGCCGTCCCGGCTCCTGGCGACGACGACGAGGAAGAGCCGGGCCCGAAGCAGACGGTCGACGAGATCGCAGCGGCGAAGGCCGCCGGGGTCGCCGCCATGGTGATCTCGAGCGGCGCCTACAAGGGCTCGACGATCGGCGCCGTCCACGACATCGGCGAAGAAGGCTCCGCATGGTTCAGCTACGTGCTCAGGCACCCCGGCAAATACGACGCCGCGCTGGTGGCGGCGGTCGACACCTTCGTCAAAGGCACCCCGCAGGCCGAGGCCGCGTGATGGCCGACGAACCGGTCGTCGAGCAGAAGTCGCGGTTCAAGATCACCATGAACGCGAAGCACGAACCGCAGTGGGAGCTGTCGGTCGTCGCGGGCGAGACGGCCGAAGAGCTCGACCGGCTGCGGCTGCTCGCGATCTCTCAGCACGAGCAGCTTCGCAGCGCGCTGCTCGGGACGCGCTCGTGAACGCGGCAGACCGCTTCTTCGCAAAGGTCGCGCCCGGCCCTGGCGGCTGTCTGCTCTGGACGGGCGCGCTCGACAGCAACGGCTACGGCCGCTTCCAGGATGTCGACGGTCGAAACATGCCGGCGCATCGCTGGTTGCTCGAACGTGTCTTCGGACCTAACAGCGACCTGGTCACGGATCACCTCTGCCGCGTACGTGCGTGCGTGAGGCCGTCGCACCTGGAGTTCGTCACGTCGGCGGAGAACGTCCGCCGCGGTGTTGGGCCAGAGCGAACGCGCGCCAAGGCGGCAGCGCGCACCCACTGCGCGCGCGGTCATGAGCTCAGCGGCAACAACGTGTACCGGTATGCCGGCGGCAACGGCCGCACGAGCCGCATGTGCAAGGCGTGCCAGCGCGAGAATGCGAAGAGCAACGCCCCGCGGCTGAGGCCGCGTCGGGCGTTGGAGCAGCGCTGCCGCCGCGCGAACGTAAAACTGCTCGCAACGCGACCGATCGTTGCGATCCTGCACCATCCCCACGGCCCACTCGTGCACGTCGAAGTCAAAGTGGGAGACACACCCGCGGAGATCGACGCCGCCCGCGCTGAGGCCGTCCGCACCTACGGCGAGACAGCGCGGGCCGTCCGGGTGACGACGTGAGCGCGCACGAAGCCCCGAGCGTCACCGTGACGTGCAAGTGCGGCGCCGAGATTTACACCGGCCCGCGCGACCTCATCATCAACGGCGAGGTCATCGCGGAGAAGGTCGTCATCGACCTCAACGCGAACCACGCCGCGTTCGTCGAGCACTGGCAGACCGCGCACCCGGGCGAAGAGATGCCGGAGCGTCTCCTGTGAAGATCCTCGCGACCGGTGAGCGGTACCCGAAGGGCCAGCAGGTCGCGGTCCGCTGGCCCGAGAGGACACTCGAAGAACGCTTCATGGAGAAAGTGCTCGTCGACGAGACGACGGGATGCTGGCTCTGGCAAGCCTCACTCAGCCTCGGCTACGGAAAGATCGGGACAGATGACGGCTCCCGGGGCGCGCACCGCGTCTCATACAAGCTGTTCGTCGGCCCGATCCCCGAGGGCTACACGCTCGACCACACCTGCCACACGAACGATCCGACCTGTCCCGGCGGCGAGTGCATCCATCGCCGCTGCGTCAACCCCGCGCATCTCGAGCCGGTCACGCTCGCCGTCAACAAGGCGCGCGGTCAATCGCTACCAGCGCAGAACGCGCGCAAGACGCACTGCGATCACAATCACGAGTTCACACCGGCCAACACCTACGTCACAGCCGAGGGCTACAGGACGTGCCGTACGTGTCGGCGTGAGGGTGCGCGTGACCGCTACGCGACCCGTAGTGCCATCATCCTCGCGCAGCAGCGCGCCGCGCGTGACCGAAGACGGGCCGCGTAATGCGCATCTTGGCTTCCGGCGACTGGCAATTTGGCCTGCATGACCGGCTCGCAGACCAGGAAGCCGCCGCGGAGAAGATCGTCGACCTCGCTCTCGAGCGAGAGGTCGGCCTCTTCCTTCACGGCGGCGACGTTCTCGAAGGACCCACGGTGCACCCGGAGCATTTGCGCGCGTTCCGCCGGCCGCTCGCCCGGCTGCGCGCCGCAGGCATCCCCGTGCTCGTTGCAACAGGCAACGGACGCCACGATCAAAGTATGCGTGACGCGACCGGCCTCGACGTGTTCGGCGACATCCCCGGCGTCCAGGTCGCCTCCCGCGCCGACGTGTACCGCTTCGACGGCTGCATGGTCGCCGCGCTCCCCTGGGTCCACGTCGGCCGGATGGTCGCTGCATCCAACGGCGGCGACCGCGACAACGTCAACGAGCGCGCAGCGGAGCTGCTCGTGCGGGTCGCGGCGGGGCTGCTTGAGGACTGCCGTCGTGTCGCACCGGAGCTTCCGGCGGTGCTGCTGCCTCATTGGTCGCTCTCCGGGGCGAGCCTGCCGACGGGGCTACCGGCGGACGCGATGCGCGAGCCCGTGATCGACACTGACGCCCTCTGCAATCTCGGCTTCGACGCGATCGTGGCCTCTCACATTCACAAGCCACAGTCCTTCGGCGCGTCAGGCTGGTATGTGCCTCACGCGGCTGGCTACGAGGTAGTGGACGCGCTCGCGCTCTACACCGGAAGCCCGATCTGCCACGACTTCGGCGAGAGTAACCACCCACACGGATGCTGGATCGTCGACGTCGAGCAGGGCTCGTCGAGCGCCGAGTTCGTCCCGATCGAGTCGCGCGCGTTCGTCACGGCCGAGGTCGACTTCGCGAACGGCGAGGCAGTCTCGGACGAATCATCCTTCGAGGACGAGCTCTTCGGCGCCGCACATCTCGCAGCGTTCAAAGCCGACACGAAGCTCGACGGTGCGATCGTGAGGCTTCGCTACACGGTCACCGCCGCGCAGGCCCGCCGGATCGACACGACGGCACTCACCGCAGCCCTCAAGGAAGCGGGCGCGCACGTCGTGAAGGTCGAGCCGGACATCGTGCGTGAGGACCGCGCCCGCGTCGACGGCGTCCACGAGGATCTCGCACCCCTCGACGCCTACGACCTCTGGGCGACCTCCGGTGATCTCGATCCGGCGCTCGCATTGAGGGCGCGCGTCCGGCTCGCCGAGCACCTGGAAGCGGTGGCCTGATGGCAGATCGTCCGTTCCCGTTCGCCCCGCTCCCGTCGTCGCTGCGAACGCCCGAGCAGATGGAGTGGATTCACGACCGCTTCAAGATCGACGGCCTCGAACGGCTCGCGCGCTCGACTCAGGAGTACTACGACCAGAAGGGCTACTACCTGCCCGACGTCGCTGCACTTGCTCACGCTGCGCTGACGGCGCTCGACACGCTCCGGGAAGCGATCGGCAGCGCCGAGCCGCTCATCAGCATGAACGGCGAGACGACCATGCCGCGCGAGTGCTGGCTTGCGATCGAGACGGCAATGCTCAACTCCGGATGCCTCGCACCTGTCGTCGGAGTTGTCGTGTCGGAGGATGGATCGTGAAGCCGCTGACCTTGGAGCTGGAGAACTTCCGGACGTTCGTCGGCTACCACCGCGTCGACTTCGAGGACGGCCTCGTCGGCATCCTCGGCGAGCTCCGCGACGGTGCGGACTCGATCAGCTCGAACGGCGCCGGGAAGAGCACGCTCCTGGAGGGCATCGACGTCGGCCTGTTCGGACGTCGCAGCCTGGCCGGGTTTCTGACCCGCGGCGGCGACGTCGACACGATGACGCTCACCCTCACGTTCGACCACGCGGGCGAGACGTACCGCGTCCGCCGCTCGTTCAGCGCGCGCACGAAGGCGGGCAAGACGACGGTCGACTTCGAGCGCGCGGCATCCGAGGTGCTCGGCGAGGACGACGCGGAACCGTGGCCGATCTGGGAGCCGCTGACCTGCTCCTCGACGAAAGAGACCGACCAGCTCATCGTCGAGACGGTCGGCCTCTCGAGAGACACCTATCGCAATTCCAGCTACCTGCGTCAGGGCGACGGCTCCTACGCGGACCCGGCACGCGACCCGAAACAGCGGAAGGATCTGCTCGTCGAGGCCGCCCTGGGCCGCGACCCGGTGTGGCCGCGGCTGCAGGAGGCCGCGCGCGCCGCGCGCAGGAGCGCCGAGACGGGCCTGGAGCGGCTGGCCGGGGAGACGCGCGCCGCGCGCGAGCTCGCCGACACGAAGCCGGACGTCGTCCTCGACTGCAGTGAGGCGCGCTACGCCGAGGAAGCAGCGACCACGGCGCTTGCCACAGCCGAGGCGGAACTCCAGGCGGTCAGCGAGCGGTACCTCGCCGCGAAGGACGGGGCCGCACGACGCGCGACGTGCGAGGCAGAGCTCGAGCATGCAAAAAGCATGCTGCGCGCGCTGATCGATCGAGGGCAGGCCGCCGACGCAGCCGCCCGCCAGATCGTCGAGGCGATGACGCGACTCGAGGAGCTCGGCACCGCACCAGACACCGCACGGCTGGAGCAGCGGATCGCGGAGCTACAGACGGCCGTTGAGGCTCACCGGAGTGCGTCGCAGCTACACGAGTACGAAGCGCGCAACGCCACGCTCGCGACCTCGCAGCGCGACGACACTCTTCGCCGGGCGAGCGAACTAGCCACGAAGGCCGAAAACCTGCGCGAGCAGGCAGGCTTGCTGGAGGACAGCTCGCTCGAGGAGAGCTGCGACCGCTGTGGACAGCACCTTGGCGTCGAAGCGCGCGCACGCGCCGTGGCGAGCATCCGAGACGACGCCGACAAGCTCGAACTCGAGGCGAAGCAGAACCGCGACCACGCCGCGACGATCACGATCCCGACGGTGCCGCCGAAGCCCGAGGGCGAAGCGCCAACGCAGGAGCTGCAGACCGTCGTCGGGCAACTCCGCGCCGCTCAGACGGCAGCGGCCGAGCGCGCGACGCTCGCCGAGCGGGTTACGCAGCTCGAGACAGCCGCCTCCTCGGGACCGTCACCCGACGACCTGACCGCCGCGCACAACACCGTCACCGCGAAGCAGGCGGAGCTCGACGACATCGAACCGGTCAACCTCCCGGCGATTGAGAGCGCCGGCCTGCGCGCGCGCGCTCTCGTCGATGCACACCGCGGCGCACTCGACACCACGAAGACGACGAGGGCCCGCCTCGACGAGCGACTCGCCCAGATCACGAAGGCCGAGGCGCAGATCGCCGAATCAGAGAAGAACTCTGAATCGCTCCAGGCGTCAATCGACGTCGAGACGGTCATCGAGCGCGCCTGCGGCCGCGACGGCATCCCCGCGCTGCTCTTGGAGAACGTCGTGATCCCGTCGCTCGAGGTCGAAGCCGACAGCATCCTCCGCCAGCTCGGCACGCCGTACCGCGTCGAGCTGCGCACCCAGGCCGCACTGAAGAGCGGTGACGGGCTCCGCGACACCCTCGACGTTGTGATCCTCGACGAGACCGGCGAGGCACCCTACGACGACTTCTCCGGCGGGGAGCAGACACGTATCGGACTCGCCCTGCAGATCGCGCTCGCGGTGTACCTCGCGCTGAGCGGTCGCGGCTCCAGGCTGCTCTGCCTCGACGAACCGAGCTACCTCGACAGCGCTGGCATGACGGCGCTGCTCAGGGTGCTCGAAGGGCTCGTCGCGCGCGACGTCTTCTCCGGCGTGCTGCTCGTCTCGCACGTTGCCGAGCTGCGCGACTCCCTCGACAACGTGATCGTCGTCGTCAAGGACGGTGGCCGGAGTCGCATCGACGGCAACTCCACAGGATCGCCACAGACCGCCACAGATGTGGAGGTCGCGGCGTGATGTCGTTCCTCGTTCACGTGCTCGGCCCGGTCGGTGTCGTCACCCTGATCTTCGCGCTGCTCCTGGGTGGCGCCGTCTACGCGCTCGACGACTTCACGCGTCTGATCGCCTCACAGGTTGGCGCGGGTGGTGCAGTTCCGGACTCCTCCTCTTCGGTGTCGCCCGGACTGACGGTCACCGCCCGCGCCGGCACCTACGACGACGGATGGGGAGGAGAGGCGGCATGAGCGACCACTACAGCGTGGACTTCGAGCGCAACGACGAGGGATGGTGGCCCGGGCGATGCGTCTGCGGCGCTGACCTCGGCATGTTCCCGGACGCCGAGGACGCCTGCGATGCGCTCATGGATCACGCCGCTCGAATCGTTGCGACGCTCCCTGCGGTGGCTCCCGGAGACGCTGAGGCGACGACGTGAGGTGGCTACGAAGGTTCTGGGCGTGGGCCAATCCGCCGATCGTGATCACGATCCACGAAGAGAAGACGGATTGGACGAAGCGCTCGTGAGGTTGCGCGCGACCCGGTCGAGTTCGCAGGCACTCGCTGCGGGCAAGGCCCCGCTCGTCACCGGCCTCTGCGCCCGCGGTCGCCACGACGAATGCAGCGGCAAGGTGTACGACGGCCACAACGTCCGGCGGCACGGACGGAAGGTCGCCGGCTACGTCAAATGCGGCTGCGACTGTCATGGGGAGGCGATGGCGTGAGCGAGCCAACCTTCGAGTCGCTCATGGAGCGGCTACACGAGATGCCCGCGCTGATCCGTCGCGCCCGCCGCTGGTCATTCTGGATGGGATGGCTGTCCGCGACGGTCGGCTTCTACCTCGCCCACGTCTTCGGATGGTTGTGGGCGTGAGCGCCGTCGAGCAGCCGGGCCGCTTCATGGACGCCCCACAGATCGTGCGCGAGCTCGGGGTGTCACGCTCGATGGCCGACAAGATCATGCGCTGGTGCTCGAAGCACGGTGCCGGCGTCATCGCACCCCCGGACGTCCGGAAGGTCTACGTGCTGCGCGCCGACGTCGACGCGTGGATCACCGCGAACACCCGGAAGAGCGCATGAGCCCCGCCTGGATCCGCAAGCGCAAGGTCAGCGTCCGCCGCAACCCGCGCGGCGTCAGCTACCAGGTCCTCTGGCGGTTCGGCGGTGCCGGGTCAGGCAAAGCAGGCGAGCCACCCAAGAGCGCCGGCACCTTCCCGACCGAGCAGCTCGCGAAGACGCGCCGCGACCTCGTCGCAGGCTGGCTCGCCCAAGGCCGCGACCCCCGCGTCGAGCTCGCCCGCCTCCGCAACGTGAGCGCGCCCGTCCGCGACTACGACGAGTGGGCGGACGCGTACCTCGCGAGTCGCATCGACTACGACGAGAAGTCGCTCGGCGGCGCCCGCTCCCACCTCAAACGGCTCCGCCCGCTCTTCGGACAGCGAGACCCGCACACGCTGACGGTCGCCGAGCAGATCGAGGCCGTCGCCGTGCTCGCCGAGGCGCTTGCCCCCGCGAGCGTGCAGAAATACTGGGACACGCACAAGCTGATCCTCGACTTCGCCGGCGTGAAGCCGAACCCCGCCCGCGACGAGACCGTCAAGCTGCCGAAGGTCATCCGGTCGGAGATCACGCCGCCGTCGGCGGAGCACTTCCTCGCGCTGCTCGACAAGAGCACCGAGCGGTGGCGGCTGCCGCTCGTCGTGCTCGAACAGACCGCGATGACGATCGGGGAAGCAGCAACCCTCGACTGGGGAGACGTCGACGTGACCGGCAACCGCTTCCGGCTGCAGCGCGCGAACGTGAAAGCGCAACTGCGCGCCCGCGCGCGCTGGGTGCAGGTGCCCGAGTGGCTGATGCGGATCATCGCCGACACGTGTCCGCCGGAGGACAGGCTGAGTGCGCGCCGGGTGTTCCCGGATCTGACGCCGACCGGGGCGTGGAAAGCGATGACCGCGGCTTGCAAGGCCGCCGGCGTCCCCCACTACACGCCGCACGAGCTCCGCCACCGGCGCACGTCGCTGTGGCATGGGCAGGGCGTCCCGTCGAAAGAGCTCGCCGCCAGGGTCGGCCACTCGGACGCCTACCTGACCCTGAACACCTATAGCCATGTGATGCCGCTCGAGGAAGCGTCTCTCGACGCGCTCGTGGCTCTTCTTCGCGAAGACGCTGCGATGACGGGAACGCGATGAGTGCCCTAAATCTCGCTATCCATGCGGGTGTCGTCTTCCGCACAACGAAACGACAGGCTGGCTCCAACACCCGCGCACCGCTCGATCATGCGCCTGTAGACGCTGCTGACGTTGTAGCGGCTCGTCGCCGCGAAGACGCTGCGATGACATGCCGGGTTTCCGCGTGAGCGCGTCGCTGATCTTCGAGGTGCGCGCGGCCGACGGGCGAGTACTCGACCGCTTCGCCGAGACGGACCTCACGTGCGTCGCGCTCGGACACCCCGAGAAGGCATGGAACGAGGCCGCCTGCTGGGCGCACATCGCAATCGTTTCTGATCGCCGGGCCCGTGAGCCCGAGGCCGTGTCCCCTTCAAGGAGAGCCGAGCAATCAGATGCCTAGCCGTCTTCTTCGCCATGTTCACGATCCTGATCTGTGCGCTCCCCGCACGGTCGGCACCCCTGCCGTTCTCTGCCGTTCCTGCGGCCACGACGAGCGGCTCCACCTCAACGGGATGTGCGGCGCGATGCACTGCGGCTGCACAGCGTTCGTCGCTGCATCCGGTGAACTGGCCGGGCCCGGTAGCGGCGTGGCTGTGCATTCATTCGCACGAGGCGGCGTGGACGAACAACCACCGCACCTGGGACGGCCGCTGGTCGGATTACGAAGGTGGTTTGCAGATGGACTCGGGGTTTCAGCGCACGTATGGCCTCGACTTCATGCAGCGTCATCATGGGTTGGGCGCGCACGCGTGGACGCCCAGGGAGCAGATGATCGCGGCGAACCGAGCACGGATCGGCGTCGACTGGCGCGGCGACGGCTGGCCGGGTCCGCGCGGGTTCGGGCCTTGGCCGAACACGGCTCGGGCGTGCGGACTCCGCTGAGGAGTTCAACGTGATCGGCCGGCAGCTTCGTGGGCGCCTCGACGCGCACGCCGCGTGCATCGAGCGTCTCGTCGATCCGGTGCACCGCGCTCAGGTCTCGGTGTGTCTCAAGCTGCGCCGCGAGACGCTGCGTGAGCGTCGGCGCGCGCAGTTGACGGTCGCCAGCCTCCGCTGGAAGAAGTCGCGGGCAGCGGGGCGCAAGGCTACGAAGCTCGCGCGGCGGAAGGCGCGGGCGTGATGTGTCTGACGGTTTCGACCTTGCACCCTTGCTCGACGCCGACGAGGCGGTCGTCATCCGGGTGCGCCACGAGTTGGAGCCGTCCGCGCAGCGCCTGTTGGTGTCGCTCGGAGCGGGCTGGGTCGTCGACGCGGTGCACGGCGAGCGGTGCGTCTCGCATTGCGGCTGGAGCGTCTGCTCCGACAACGAGGAGGTTCTGATGGACGAAGCAGCACACACGGCGACGCAGTCCAGGTCGTGCAAGATCGCGGGCTGCCCGCACGAGTCGGTCGCCCGTCTCGGTAAGTTCGCGGGCCTCTGCTCCGACCACATCGACGCGCGCCGGCGAAGCGGAGTGGACGCGCCCGCGACGAACGGTGCGTCGGCGCCGCGCGCACCACGTTCGGGTGGCCCGTCCGGGCTGGCGGAGAAGGTGGCGACGCTCGGGAAGGTCGGCCGCGACGTCGACAAGCTGCGCGCCCAGGCGCGAACGCTCACCGAGCGCGCCCTGACGGCGAAGGCGCGAGCCGACGAGGCCGAGCGCGAGTTTTCACGCGCTCGCCCGCGAGCTGATGGGCGCCGACCCGGCGTGACTGAGGCGGTCGTAAACCATCCCGGCGAACGGCGGCAACGCCTCGCCCGCGAAGCCGCCGAGCTGCGCGCCGCTGGTCTGCTCTACGACGAGATCGGGGAGGCGCTCGGGATCAGTCGCAGCTACGCGTCCGCTCTGCTCCTCGACCCGACCGGGACGCTCGGGAAGCAGCGTAAGCAGCGGTACCGGCAGCCGTGCGTCGACTGTGGCGCGGTGACGAGCGGCGCCGAAGGAAGAAAGGAGACGCCGCGCTGCCAGCCGTGCGCTGCGTGGCGCTCCGGGGCGGCGCAGCAGATCTGGACGCCCGGCCGTGTCATCGAGGCGATCCAGGACTGGGCAGCGATCTACGGGGAGCCGCCGTCGAGCGTCGACTGGAACCCGTGGGCCGCGCGCCACGTCGTCCACGACGAAGAACGCGCCCGCCGCTGGGAACGCGCCGACGGCCGCTGGCCCTGGTTCACGATCGTCCATCAGCGCTTCGGCTCCTTCTCCGAGGGCCTCCTCGCCGCAGGCTTCCAGCCACGCGACCCGGTCGGCAGCGTCGAGAACCAGAAGCGACGACGCTCGATGCGCCAGAAGGCGACCGCGTGACCCGCGAGCTCCGCGACCACAAGACGCAGGTCGTCCGTGGCGGCCTCACCACGAACGGCCTCTATCGGCCTGTCCGGGTGCTGCCCGACTGGATCGGCTACCGCACTTCGCTCGCGAACGTCGACCGCCGCCTGGGGCGCGGCGAGACCGTCATCGAGTGCCCCGCGTGCGAGTGCGAGCTGGACGTCGCGGTGCCGGCTCACTCGCCGAAGTGCGGGGCGGCCGCCTGATGTACGCCGTCGCCGCCACGAGCTACGAGCCGTTCGTCCGCGACCTCCGACGCGTCGACGCGCCCGACGAGTGGTTCATCGAGCGCGTCCCCGCCGACAAGCGGCTCGCGGCGAGCATCGAACGGTGGAGCACGATGAGCGCCCACGGCTGGGACGTCACCGCCCTGGTCTCGGGTGACTCCAGGACTGTTGTCGCGCTCGGATGCAGAGGCGCCGCGTGACCCTCACCTGTCTGTGCGGACGGCCGCTCCCCGAGCTCGCCGTCAAGGAAGGCGACCCCGCGGCTGAACGCGGACAGCAAGATCATCTGCGGTGTCTGCCACCCGCCCGCCGACGGGCTCAACGTCGAATGGATCGACGCTGGGAGCGATACGTGAGCCGCATGGTGAGACACCGCCACGCGAAGAAGATCGAGGCCGTCGTCGAGGATCACATCCCGCGGCTCATGCGTTGGTACGTCATCGAGTGCCGCTGCGGCTGGTCGTCGGCGCTCCACGCCAAGAAGGACGAGGCGCTCACCGCGTACCAGGCGCACCGTGCACGCGACAACCGGAAGAAGAAGGCCGCGTGATCGAGCTGACGATCATCGGCACGCCGGCGCCACAAGGCTCGAAGGTCCGCACCCGCTGGGGAGTCCGCGAGGACAACCCGAACACGAAACCGTGGCGCGCGACCGTCGCCGCCGAAGCAGCGCTCGCCCACGCAGGCCGCGCGCTCCTCGACGTGCCGGTGGAGGTTGACGCGTTCTTCGTGTTCCCGCGCCCGAAGTCGCACTACCGCACCGGCCGCAACGCCCACCTCTTAAAAGACACCGCCCCGGCCTGGTGTGCGACGAAGCCGGACGCGGACAAGCTCGCACGCGCCGTAGGGGACGCCCTCTCCGGCGTCCTGCTGCGCGACGACAACCTGATCGTCGAATGGCGCATCCGGAAGGTGTACGGCTCACCGGCGCGCTGCGAACTCAAGATCGCAGCCGCCGACAACCACGACGCCGCAGAAGCGGCAGAACGGAGCGCAGCATGAGCGCCGACCAAACCGAAAAGACGACCACGACGACCGAGACGAGCACGCCCGAGCCCGTCCCCGCACCCGACGAGACGACGACCACGACGACGACGACAACCGAGACAGACCAGCCGGACGAGTAACGACCACAAGGGAGGACGGAATCGACAAACCCTCGGTTCCGTCCTCCGACCACCTCGAGCAAAGGAGCACAGCAGCATGAGCGCCACCGAACAGATCGTCCAGATCCCGCAACAGCTCACCTTCGACATCGGCGGCGACGTCGCACGCCCCACCGGCGCCAGCTTCCAGATCAGCGGCAAAGGCGACATCCGCAACCAGATGTTCATGGACGACGACGTCACCCTCCGCGTCATCGCAGCCGACGGCGAGATCATCGCCGAATTCGAAGGCGCCGTCACGAACGTCGCGTTCAAGAAGCACGCCCAGACCGAGACCGAAGCCGAATGGGTCGAGCGTGTCCACACGATCAAGCTCGGCGACCGGATCGACAACTGATGGGCGGCGAGGAGACCACCTTCGAGGGCTGGGCGATCCTCGAACTCATGGGGCACCGCAGGCTCGCCGGATACGTGCAGGAGGCGACGATCGCCGGCGGAGCGTTCGTTCGCATCGACGTGCCGCGCGCGCTCTTGCCCGACGAGGTGGCGGTCGGCGCACCGGCCGAGACTGCGGCAACGCAGTTCTACGCGCCAGCGGCGGTGTACTGCATCACCCCGACGAGCGAAGGGACCGCTCGGGCGGTCGCCGCGCGCTCACGGCCCACGCCTGTGCAGCGGTGGGAACTCGAGCCCGCACCGGACGACGTTCCGTTCTAGACCAGCCGACGACCGTAGGGCCACCACGCGTGGCGGCAACGACCGACGACGAGAGGGGCTAATGCTGGTGCAGGACAAGACGGTGCGCGCATGGTTCGACAAGCACGGCTGGAAGCTCGAACCGGCCGAGCTGCGCGCAGCCCTGCACCAGCGCGGCGCCGACGACGACACGATCGTCGAGCTGCTTGACGAAGGAGCCGACAAGCGGCGCGCACAGCCCGCTTCCCCTTCTCCGACATCAAGTGAGGTGACAAAACAGGAACCGGGCCGCAACGGTGCCGCGCCCGCGCCGCCGCCCGTCCCGGCGCAGTCGCACAACGTCCCGCCTCAGTCGCTCGAAGCCGAGGAGAGCGTCCTCGGCGCCATGATGATCTCGCCCAACGCGATCGCCGCCTGCTCAGAGATCCTCGACGCGAGCGACTTCTACCGCGAGAGCCACGCCAAGGTGTACCGGGCCGCGCTCGCACTCGACGCCAAAGGCGAACCCGTCGACGCGATCACACTCACCGACCAGCTCGAGCAGACAGGCGAACTCGAAGCCGTCGGCGGCCGCGTCCGACTCCACGAGCTCGCCGCGCTCGTGCCCGCTTCAGCCAACGCGCCGCACTACGCGAACATCGTCAAGGAGGCCGCGACGCTGCGCGGCCTGATCCGCGCTGGCGGCGAAATCTCGCGGCTCGGCTGGGACCGGCCCGGCGAGACGCCCGAGCTCGTCGACCAGGCCGAAAGCATCGTTTTCGGCCTCTCCCAGGGACGCGACGGCGTCGACCAGACCGAGCACGTCGACGTCGCCCTCAAGGAGACGTTCCGGCGGATCACCGACCGCTACGAATCCGGCCTCGACACCGTCGGCCTCCCCTCCGGCTTCCACGCGCTCGACGACATCACGCTCGGCTTCGAGCCCGGAAACCTGATCCTGATCGCCGCCCGACCCTCGATCGGCAAGAGCGCCCTCCTGCACGCGATCCTCGCCAACGTCGCGATCCGACAAGGCCTCCCCGTCTGCCTCTTCACCGCCGAAATGTCCAAGTCGGAGGTCGTGCAACGCCTGATCGCCCGCGAGGCCCGCGTCGACGGCAAACGCATCCGCCGCGGCAACCTCAACCCCGACGACTGGCCGCGCATCACCCACGCCGCCGAGCGGATCGCCAAGGCGCCGTTCTACCACGACGACTCCGCCACGCTCGGGCTCGGCTACATCCGCCGCGTCGGCCGGCGCATGAAGCAACGGCACCCCACCCTCGCGCTCCTGGCGGTCGACTACATCCAGCTCCTCGACGGCGACGGCGAAAACCAGAACCTGAAGATCAGCGCCATCTCGCGCGGCCTGAAGATGCTCGCCCGCGAGCTCGACCTGCCGATCCTCGCGCTCTCACAGCTCAACCGGGCCGTCGAGCAACGCTCCGACAAGCGGCCCGTCCTCTCCGACCTGCGTGACTCCGGCAGCCTCGAGCAGGACGCCGACCTCGTCATGTTTCTCTACCGCGACGAGTACTACCACCCCGACAGCGACCAGCAAGGCACCGCCGAAGTCAACCTCGCCAAGCACCGCAACGGGCCGACCGACATGGTCAGGCTCGCGTTCCAGAAGACGACCGCCAGCTTCAGCGACCTCGCCCACCAGGAAGGCATCGGATGAACGCGCCCGACGAACGCTGGATCGTGGTCAACAAGTGGGACGAGTTCCAGCATCCCGACGCGCTCCGCACCGGCAACATCCCCTGGCTCAAGACCTTCACGCGTCTGCTCTCCGACGACGCCTACCTCGGACTCAACGCAGGTGAGCGCGCCGTGCTTCACGGCATCTGGCTCGAGTACGCGAGGAGCCGCGGTCAGCTCCGACTCGCGCACGGTTCGCTCACTCGTCGGCTCAATCTGAAAGTCCGACAGGAACATCTAGACGCGCTCAACCATGCGGGATTCATCCACTTCTCTGCAAGCAAACCTGCAAGCACGATTGCAAGCACACCTGCAAGCACAGAAGAGACTAGAAGAGAAAGATCTTCGCGCACGCGCGCGACCCCGAGGAGCAAGCCCACAGAGCTCGACCCGTACTTTGCGGCTAACCCGCACGTCTGCCCCAAGCCCTCCTGCGCGCTCCGCTTCCCGAGCGCCCGCCGCCTCGAGGAGCACATCGAGAACGTCCACTGGAACGACAAGCCCGAGGCGACATCGTGAGCCGCCACCGCTTCGACCACGCCCAGGCGCTCGATGTCTACCTCGCCCTCGAGCCGCCCGGGCGCACGTACGCCGCGGTAGCGCGAGCGGTGGGCTGCAGCGAGCAGTCCGTTCGCCGCTGGGCGCGCAGCCTGAAGTGGGCGGAGAAGCTCGCCGCTGCCGACGAGCGTGCGATGGCGCGCTCGCTGAAAACGCGAGAGCAGCGCGTCGCGGATGTGCTGAAGCTC